AGGAAAACGGCGCTCAGATGGATGAACAGGACGAGCAGGAGGAAGTGGACGCGCTTCCGCTCGACGAAGAGATCGAGAAGGGCATGACGGTCTTTCCCAGGGACGAGAACGGAAATCCGTTCCTCTACGACTACCAGGTGAAGGGATTCTTCAAGGATGCCTGCAGCATGCTGCGGAAGGTCAAGGGCACCAAGAGCGCCGGAATCAAGGCGTTCAAGAAGGAGATCGACGGACTGATCTTCCCGAACCCGCGGCAGATCGTATTCCAGAACGCGAAGATGGGCGTCTGCCAGAGACCGCTGCGGGCCAACACGGCCCAGGGTGAGCGTGTGGCACTGGCCATGAGCGAGGAGATCGCAGCTGGGGCGACCATTGAGCTGGAGATCACCTGCTGGATCGATGAGCAGGTGGATCTGGTCCGGGAGTGGCTGGACTACGGCCGGGTGCGCGGGATCGGACAGTGGCGCAACTCCGGCAAGGGCAGATTCACCTGGGAGGAGGTCCGGTGCTACTAAGGCACCGGACGGAGGGATGACTGAGCATGAAGAAGAACGATGACCCGTGTTCTATCTGCGAGAACTACAGCGCAGAAAAAGACTTTGAGTGCGAGTTTAACGAGAATTGTCCTGTTGCTGTTATGAAGCGTCGAAATGAAATTTTGATTAGCAGTGTCGCATCTCTTAGCCGGAGACTTGACAGAATGAAATCTGAAGCAAGCTGGGATGAGGACATTCGGCGCGGTCAGGTTCAAGGGATGTGGTGAGGAGGAATGAGCATGGGTAGGTGGTACAACCCGAAAGAGTGGTTCAGAAAATCCTCCCGGGAAAAAGATTTACGAGAAGTATGCCGAGAGAAATACGGTGACGATTTTGTGGAGATGTACGATATGCTGAACAATGGCGTTCCGATCGGAAACCTTGCAGAAACGATAAATTTTCTTGAGATGGTTGAAGCGGCGAAGGAGGAATGAGCATGAGTATCTTGATTGAAGGCATGGAGATGCCTGACACCTGCACAAGATGTGATTATATCGGCTTAAACGTAGCTATTGGATGCAAAGTTGTAACTGGAACAAATGGACGGGCTGACAATTGCCCTCTCACCGAAGTCCCGGAACCGCACGGGCGTCTGATAGATGCAGACAAGCTGATGAAGCGTATGTGGGATGAAACCGATTGTATGATAAGCGTTCCAGCAACATTTGTTCGTGACGCTCCAACCATCATCCCGGCAAGCGGGGAGGCTGAGTGATGGAAGAATTGAAACATTGCCCTTTTTGTGGCGGCAAAGCTAAACTCTATGCAACTACAACAAGGACATATCCAAATCATTGCAAGCATTATTGCTATTGCGAAAAATGCTATGCTACCGGGCAATCTTTTTCGGATTTTGAAGATGATGGAAGTAGCGTATTCAAAGCGGTAGAAGCATGGAACAGGAGGGTGAGTGATGATACACCCCTGCGATAAGTCGTGCGTCAACAAGACGGCAAGCGGCTACTGTGCGACAACAGCTTGCATCAATCCGCTGTATTCCAACATCGGCACAGCGCAGTATGGTCAAGGCGTACAGAAGCGCATCACCACCAACGCCGACCGCATCCGGTCTATGTCGGATGAGGAGCTGGCTAAGAAGATCAGCGGCATTGAGTCATTCGCGCTTACTTGTGGGGGTGGCTGGCCTCCTGAAAAGTGGCTCGACTGGATGAAAAAGGAGTATGAAGGATGGCAAGGCACTACGTGAGTCCGGCAGCAATCTGCCCGTTCTACAAGATGGAGGAGACCACTCGGGTCTACTGCAAGGGCATCGAGGAAGGGGCGCTTTCGATCCAGAGCTGGAAGACGGACGCGAAGGCATACAAGGACCGGTACTGCAAGGGAGCCTGGGCCAGATGCCCGGTGGCCAGGATGCTGTTTGACAAAGAATAAAAATTTTCAGAGGTGGGGATTCGGTTTCGAGTCCCCGCTTTTTATACTGTTTGCAGACCGACAGGAGGGCGGCAATCGTGGGCAAGCACAGAGACTGGACAGAGATCGAAAAAGATTACCAGGAGAATGGTCTGAGCTTAAAAGAGCTCGCGGTGAAGTACGGCGTCTCCATATCCACGCTGAAGAAAGCGGCCATGAGGCAGGGCTGGGGCAAGGGAAGAGTGGCACCAAAGCGGCGGCAGGCAGCTGACCGGGTGAAAGCAACTCTTACAGAAGTGGAGGAAATGGAACCAAATGGAACCGATGAAATGGAACCGGAGCAAATGGAACCAAATGGAACCAAGGTGGTTCCATTATGGCCGGACGACCAGACGGTCCTTCCTGCGGAGAGTGGCGCGGAACGGTTTCAGAGAATCGTTGATGAGATGCTGGACCGGGTGGAGGACGCCATCTGTCGCGTGGACACATCGAACGCGGGAGCGGTTAAGCTATTGACGGCAGCGCTGAAGGATCTTCGGAGCCTGAAGGGACTGGACAAGAGCCCGCTGGATCTTGAGGAACAGAAGGCCAGGATTGAGAAGCTGAGGAGCGAGACGCGCATCGTCGAGGATACGGGCGAGTACGGCGTGATCCTGCTGCCGGAGATCGAGAGGGTGGTTCCACCTGAATAACATCATCTGGGAACCGCAGGAGACGCAGAAAGAGATGCTGCGAAGAGGCGAGGACGAGGTCTTCGTCGGCGGCTCTGCCGGCGGCGGCAAGTCTGAGGTGCTGGTTATCAATCCGCTGCGGCAGGTGCACATCCCGCACTATCGGGCGCTGATCCTGCGTAAGACATACAAAGAGCTTGAGGAGCTGCTGGGCAAGGCCGAGCGGTATTATCCGAGAGCGTTTCCAAGAGCCAGGTTCAACGGCAGCAAGTACGTGTGGACTTTCCCGAGCGGGGCGAAAATCGAGTTCGGGAACATGGAGCACGAGAAAGACAAGTACAAGTACCAGGGCCGCGCGTTCGATACCATCGAGTTCGACGAGCTGACGCACTTTATGTTCAGCGAGTACATCTACATGGGCTCGCGAAACAGGCCGAATGGACCCGGGACCTTCGTCAGCAGGATGAGTTCCGGAAACCCGGGCGGCGTCGGTCACGGATGGGTGAAAGACCGCTTCATCACGGCAGCGAAACCGACGGAGCGGATCTGGGAGAAGGTCGAGATTGTCCATCCGGACGGGCACATTGAGACGCAGTGGCTGAGCCGTGTGTTCATCCCGTCGAGCCTGTTTGATAACAAGATCCTGATGAAGAATGACCCGGCATACACCGCCAGGCTGGCGTCAATGCCGGAGAAGGAGCGCAATGCGCTGCTGTACGGCGACTGGGACAGTTTCGCGGGCATGTTCTTCGAGGACTTCCGCACGACGCCGGATCTGCGAATGGCGGCAGCAAAGGGCGTGCAGATGAGCGAGAAGCAACTACAGAAAGAGAGGCGCTTCGTTCATGTGATCGATCCCTTTGAGATCCCGAACGACTGGAAGATCTTCCGGAGCTTCGACTGGGGCAGCAACAAGCCTTTTTCCGTGGGCTGGTGGGCGATGGATTATGACGGCGTGGCTTATCGCATCCTGGAGATGTACGGATGCACCGATGAGCCGAACACGGGCCTGCACTGGACAGCTGAGCGCGTGGCGCAGGAGATCAGGAAGGTCGAGCAGGAGCACCGCTGGCTGAGGGGAAAGCGGATTCAGGCGGTGGCGGACACGGCCATCTGGATCGAGGACGGAGGCCCGAGCATTGCCGAGCGCATGATGAGCCAGGGCGTGTATTTCCAGAAGGCGGACAAGCAGAGGCTGCCGGGCTGGGATCAGGTGCACTCAAGGCTCGCGTTCGACGACAACGGATTCCCGATGATGTACGTCTTTTCCAACTGCAAGGCGTTCATCCGGACGATCCCGACGCTGCAGTATGACGACGTCAAGGTGGAAGATCTGGACACAGAGGGCGAGGACCATGTGGCGGACGAGGTGCGGTATTTCTGCATGATGCGGCCGATCAAGCCGAGGAAGGCAACGCCGCCGAGCGAATACTACAAGAGCCCGCTGAAGATCTTCCTGGATATAGACGAAGAAGATCTGATGCC